TTTATTTAAAATAAGTAATACAGTTTTATATACAGTATCTACGCTTATTGCCATTTTTAATATTTTAAAAAGAGGCTACTAATGTAACCTCTTTATTTATAATCACTTGTTATTTAAGTTTTTTCTTGATAGATTTATAAACTTCTACACCTTCGTCAGTTTTAAACCATGCAGCTAAAGCTGAATATGGATTTTCATCAAAAGGAACGTTCATAAGTTTTCTACCATTACTAGCCCAATTAAAAGATCTTTGATCTGGAGCTAAGTTTAATATGCCATTTTCACTAGCTATAATTCCAACGTTTCTTAGTTCTACATTTTCATCATTAGCTAACTCTATGAAAAGTTCAGGATTGTTTCTAGCAAACAATAATAAATCTCTTTTTATTTCTTTAGAACTCATGTTATTTACTTCAGAACCTATCTCAACTCTTAGTATAGCTTCTGCTTGATCTACATCCATTAATTTAGCTGAATTTAAAGCTTCTATTTCCAGCTCTAAATATCCTAAGTCATCTACAGCTTCTTTAACAGAATCAAACTCAGTATATTTTTTATCTTTAAAAGGATGGTATAATGATAAAAGTTTTTGTAAAGCTTGGTTTTCTTTAGGAACCACTAAAACACCATTAGTGAAAATTATATGACCTAAAAGACATCTTCCTTCTTGCTCATCTACAAAACAAGATTTTTGATTCGTAGCATACCTTAATTCTCTCTCATAACCTTTTTCTTCATCAAAATACATCAAAGGCGTTCTATTAGAAGATTTAGATCTTAGTATAAAACTCAAAGGCTGCATACCTTTTAGCAAGTACCTTCTATCTTTTATTTCCCAAGTATTTTTTTTAACTTGAGTCTTTTTTACTTTTGTTTCCATAATATATAATATAATAATAATTAAAATAAAGGTGGCCTTTCGACCACCTTATTGTTTTTTATTTTACGCTTGAAATAACACAAAGTTATTTGCTCCTTGAACACAAAGTGCTCTTTCAGATAAGAAATGCACTTCCATAGCGTCTAAACCAGAAGTATAAGCTCCGCCTACTGAACCAGTAACCCAAGACTTCATTCTTCTGTCATCAGCTTCAGAAGCTCTATATCTTACATGTAAGAAAGGACGTCTAATGTTTTGACCTAAAATTTGATCATAAACAGTAGATGTTCCAGCTGGAACTAATACACCTTCAACTGTATTTCCAGGAGTAATAGAAGACACTCCTAAAACACCTCTAGTAGCAGCGTCATTTAAATATTTCCAGTCAGTTTTGTAGAAGTCATAAGAACCTCTTCTAAAACCTGAAAATCCTAAATTTAATGCCATTTCAGCTTCGTTGTTAAATAAACCAAAAGAAGCACCTAAGTTAGGGCCTGTTCCAGCGTATCCACCGTTTACTTGAGCTAACATGTCATCAAAATCTAAAGCTAAGCCTCTATTTAAGAATAACATATTTTCTTCAATAGCACCTTCTTTGTCTAATTGCTTAAGTATTGCATCAAAATCAGCAACAGCACCTGTTCCACTACCAGCAGCAGCAAAACCGTCCATTACTTGACCTCTATCTTTAATAGCAGCAAATAAACCTTCAGATCCATCAACAGTTACAGCAGAAGTACCTGATTTTTTCTCAGCTTCTACCATAGACATTTCCATGTAATCTTCAAATCTTAATCTAGTTTCAGACTCAGCTTTTAGATACCATAAATATCCAGAAGCTCCATCTTCAGTAGCTACTTCAACCCAACCAATTTGAGCAACATCAGATCCGTTAACAACGAACTTGTCTCTTAATATAATTGGCTTGTTTTCGTATTTTTGAAAATCAGGAGTTAATGTTTCGATTGTAGGATCTAATCCTTTGCCATATTCAGAACCATAAACAAATACAGTTACAGCTTCAGTAGCTCCAAATATACCTGCAGCAGTATCAACAAAGTTATCGTTTGTGTAAGGTAAGCAAGTTATTCTTATAGTAGTTTGCGCACCTGTATTAGCAGGAACAGCAGTTACTAAAGCAGTCATTTCACCACTGTTACCTTGTACAACTATCGTTTGATTTACTTTAATAGCACAATCTTTACCAGAAGGAACTGTAATGTCTATTTTATCTTTGTGAGAAGCTCCAGCAATTGCACAAGTATCATATGCAATGTGTAACCTAGTTTGCTCAGACCAAACAATTTGATCAGAACTCATAGGCATTTCAGCTCCTACCATTCTCAAGAAACCTCCAATAGTTCGGTTTCCGTATCTTTCTACTTCAGCTTCGTATAACTCAGGAAGATATTGTTGTGCAAAATCATTTTGCCCACCTGTAAAGCTCAAGTAATTACTATTTAACGCAACACCTTTTTTAGGATGTGGAGTTAAATCAGGGGAGTTACTTGTTAATGTTCCCATTTTTATTTAGTTTTAAGTTATTTATTTTTTATTTATTCTTAATTTTAACTTAGAACTGTCTACACCGCTAATTGCTTTTACTTTCATACCATTAATAAATACGTCACCTGTAGATGTTACTCTAGGCTCATTACTTACATTTTTGGATTTAGCCATCATATCTTTTACAGCATCGGCTTTGCCTTGCTCATAAAAATGATTAGCTATTGTATCAGCGTTTTCAGCAGCATAAATGGCTTTGTGGTAACCAGCATAATCTTTTACTTCACCTTTTTCATTTAGGAACTTCCCAACAAAATTAGTTAGATCAGATTGGGTATTAGCAACACCGTCAGTATCCGAAACTCCATATCTAAATTTCTTTTCACCAATATTGAAGTCAAAACCTTTGAATTCTTGGTTAAAGAAGCTTTTAGTGTTACTTTGGAACCTCTTGTGTTGATCTTGAACCATTTTCTGTTCTTCGTTGTATCTATTGAAAAAGTCCATAGCCTTTTGTTGGTCTTGAGTTACGCCGGGTCTCAACTTGATTTCGTCGTAATATTTACTCTTAGTGTCCTCTAAAAATTTACGGGCTTTAGCAATTTCTTCTTTGAAGGCAAGTTTTTTCTTTTTTATATCTCGCTCTTCATCCACGTCTTCGTCAAATGAAAAGTTATCTTCTAATAAGAAGTTAACCTCTTCCATATCTAAGTGTGGTTTAGTCTGTTTGTAGTATTCTCTAATTAAAGTATTATCGTCTACGTTGCTGTAATCAGCATTTAATCTAACGTAGTCTTCAACTGTGCCACCTGTTTCTTCCATAAACTTAACTAACTTTTCTATATTTTCAGGTAAGTTAACTTCTGGTTTAGCAGGCTCTGGAGCAGTTTCCATAACTGACTCTTTCTTTTCTTCTACCTTAGGCTCTTCAGTAATTTCTTGTATTGGAATTACTTTTTCTTCTTTGCTTTCTTCGGCAGGTTTTTCAGTTGTTTCTTCGATGTTTTCTTTAGAAACTTCTTCGCTAGCTTTGGGTTCGTCGCGAACAAGTACTTCATCTGTTGTTTGCTCTTGAACGGCATCTTCTACTTTTTCTTCCTTTTTAGATAAATCTACTTTTATTGTTTCTCCTTTTTTGGTAAGTTTTTTAGGTCTACCTGGTTTCTTTTTTATTTTAAAAGAACCTTCCTCTTTTACTTTTTCTGACATAATATAATATAATAGTTAATATAAAATTACTTAGGGCCAAACTGCTCTAAGCCAAACCCACCTAACGTGTCACTGCCAGCGGATTCAAAGTTCTTCGGTAATAAATCATTTTTTCTTTGATCTATTAACTCAGATTGTTGCGTTGCTTGTATTTTAGTTCGTTCGTCTTTACGATCTTCTTTAAATTCTTCTTGAGCTTTTCTAGCTTGTCCTTGAGCTTGAGTAAGTTGCATATTGTAATTAAACTCTAGTTCCATTAACTGTTGTTTAATCTGTGCTTCTCTCTCCATCTTTTGTACTTCAAAATCACTTTTAGCTTTTTCAAGTTGCATTTTTTGCTCAGTCAATATCTGTTGCTTATTAGCCTCTGCCATAGCTGTTTGTTCTGCTAATTGAGCATTTGCTTGCGCTTGTGACTGTATATTAGCTTGTTGCGCTTGTTGATCTCTAGCTGCTTTATCTTTTCTACGCTTCTTTAACATTTGATTAGCTAACTTTAAATTAGCAACTTCTCTAATGTCAATAGCATCTTCAAGATCTATTTGTCCAGCTTGTAAAGCTATTTGTATATTATTTTCTAATATTTGTTTTTGCTCTTCGTCTGGTTCTAATTCTAAGAATATACCAAAGTCATGCATATTTAAACTAGATAACTCTTCTAATGTTCCTACATTATATCTAGATATACTAGACATTAAAGACTGTTTAGTCATTGGAAACATTAAAGCATCAGCTATTCTCAATGATATATTTTCACAAGTTCTAAGTGTTAAATATAAACTAGCTTGTAATACATGTCTTGTAGCTACATTAGAATTAGCAGCAGCAAGTTTTTGTAAACCAACTAATGATTGCTTATCTGGCAATGTACCATCTCTAGCTTCATTAAGTCCGGTCACATCTCTAATCATTTTTAAGTAATACTCATAAGTCTGTATTAATGATTGTATTTTACCCATACCATTTGATGTAGCAAGTTCTTGTATTGGAACTTTACCTGGATTCATACCACCATCTTGAGTCATTGACCTACCAACAATACTACCAGTCTGGAAATACATATTTAATGCTTCAGCTGGATTATAATTAGTACCATTACCTAAATCTACTTCTGCCAAACCATCTATATCCATATAAACACCATCAGGTACTATCCTAGACATCACCTGTTGCAGTTTCAAGTGCGTTAGCTGTATCATATCAGCAAAACCAGTAATTCTGCTTACAATTGATTCTATACGGCCTTTATATAATCTAGGAGCTACGATGTTATAGTTCATATTAACTTTAACAGTGTCAGCAAATGGTCTAGTCATATTTTCAGCCATCTTCCACTCAAGCATTTTTTCATGACCTAATATTTTAGCTCCTGAATATAATACTTCAATTGATCTAAATGCTTTTTTAAAGTTGTCACCGTCAGGTGCTTCTATAAATGTATCTTGTTTTTCTAATGCTTTTTCAAGGCCTGATGCAGTTTGCTTTATTTTAAATACTTGATTAGTATATGTTTTATATTCAAAATACAATACTTGTACTGTATCATCATCATAACGGCCACTCCAGTTTCTAGTATAGTTTTGATTACCTGGATACTTTTGTATTTCTTCTAATTCACTAGGTGTTAAATTAGGAAACTGTTTTTTAAGTTCTGCTAAACTAATAGGCTTTACTTCACCTACATAATATAAGTCTTCAAAGTTTGGATCTTCAGTATATGAATAAACTAAGCTTGCTGGATCTACATAATCAACGGTAACACCTTCTGATCTATTAAATGATGTTTTAGTAGCTGCAATACCTAATATAGTTAAATCTTGATTTAATCTTCTTCTAGTTAAATCATATT